ACGACCCCATCTGGAAGAGGCCGAGGTACTGCCCGTTGCGTGAGTAGATATGCAGCCGCGACTCGCAGTAGGCGACAGAGACGGCTTGCGATCCGTAGGCCCCGAAGACCTGCCGGATGATGCGTGCGTTGGCCGATGGAGAGTCTTGTGTCGAAGCTGTTGCTGGTATTGCAAACAGGCAAGCCGCAACTATCATGGCCGCGAGAACGCGCATGGACTGAACCTCCTGGGCGGACTCAGCGACGGGGAAACTGGAGGCATCTTGCGCGTGCGTGCGGGTGCCAATGGCAACCCCGTCGCCTCGTTTGGGATGTAGGCGAGTAGCCTACTCGATGTGCCGGTCGATCTTGCCCCTGAGTTGAGGGATCTTCTTCAGGAGCGACTCGCTGAGCTGGAAGCCGCCGAGAAGCATCCGGCCGACTGGCTCAAGCACACGAAGGCTGTCGATCCGAAGACCGGCGAAGAGTTCTTCTTCCACTTCGATGAAGGCTGGGAGTGGCAGCGCGAGGAGCTGGACACGTATCTCTCGGAGCAGGTCATCCTCCGGCTCAAGGCTCGTCAGCTCGGAGTCTCCTGGCTCGGGATCGGCTACTGCACGTGGAAGTGCCTGGTCAACCCCGGCACGCGAGCACTCGCCGTCTCCATCAACGAGACGGAGGCGGTGAAGCTGATCGGGCGAGCCTGGGATCTGTGGGAGAACAGCCCGCCGCATATGCGCTTCGACGCCAAGATCCTGAAGCCGGAGCGGGGCAGGCCCTCGCAGCGGATCGAGTGGGAGTTCCAGGACGGCCGCATCTCCTCACTCATCGCCATGCCTTCCACGCCGAGAGCAGGCCACGGGGAAACGGCCTCCGTCGTCTTCCTCGATGAGTTCGGCCGACACCAGTGGGCAGCCGAGTCGTACAAGGCGTTCATCCCGGTCATGGCCGACGGCGGGCAGATGCTCATAGTCTCGACGGCCAACGGCTACGGCAACCTCTTCTACGAGCTGTGGACGGAGGCAGCCGACCGCAACATCTCGGCGATCTTTCTCGGCGCCGACAAGCACCCCGGCCGCGACTTCGAGTGGTTCGAGGGGATGCGGAAGCGCATGTCAGCAGCCGACATGTCGGAGCAGTACCCGCTCAATGCGGCCGAGGCGTTCCTGGGGACGGCGGGATGCTGGTTCGACGTGGGTGCGTTGGACCGCTACGCGCAACGCACCCGCGAAGCACGCTATCGGGCGAAGTTCGTCCCCTCAGAGGAAGGCGGGTCGGCCCAGCTCTCGAAGCAGGACAAGGGCTGGCTCTGGGTCTGGGATCAGCCGAAGAAGGAACGCGAGTACACGGTGTACGCGGACGTGGCGACGGGTCGGGGCAAGGACGCGACGTGCGCGTTCGTCATGGATCTGGAGGACATGAACATCTGCGCGGAGCTGCACGGGAAGATCGACGCCGATCTCGCGGCAGAGCAGATCCACTTCCTCGGGCGTTGGTACAACACGGCACGCATCGCAATCGAGATGGGGGGCGGCTTCGGGGAAGCGGTCGTCATCCCGCTCCGAGATGGGAAGGCAGGACGCAGGCCATACCCGAAGCTCTACCGCCACGTGCAGGACGACCGCCCGGACTGGAAGCAGAACGCGACTTTCGGCTTCCCGATAAACGTGAAAACTCGCCCGCTCATCATCTCCCAGTTGGAGAGGGCGATCCGCGAGGAGGCCCTGCCGCATCTCCCGATGACGACGATCCTGGAGTGCAAGACCTTCGTTCGCCAAGAAACACTGCCTTCGCCCCGTGCCGCTGAGGGAACGAACGACGACAGGGTGATGGCACTCGCCGGAGCACTTGAGATGTTCCGACGGTACGGGAGTCATCCGAAGGATGTACGAATATCCAAGAGAGAGAAGCGGAAGTACGTTCCCGATTACGCCTGGAGCTAGGAGGACGAGATGAGCACCATGATGTTGCCGCCTGACCCGACCGCCGCTCCGGGACTTCCGGTTCCTCCCGGTGGAGGGCCGGGTCCGCCAGGGCCGATGGACGCGCTGAACCAGGGGCCGATTCCCGGAGGCGGTGATGGAGGCGGCGGCATGGCTGCTCTCCTCGCTGCCCTCGGTCCGGGTGGACCGGGCGGTGGCCCTCCGGGGCCAGGAGACGGTGGCCCTCCGGGACCGGGCAACGGGAACCTTCCGACTCCCGGTGACGTGCAGGCGATGGACCCGGTGGAGCACATCCAGATCGCCATGCAGCACTTGATGATGGCCCTCGCCAAAGACCAAGACGAGCAGCGTGGCGGCGGGATCGTGAAGGGCATGGGTGCCCTGCAAGCGATCCTCGGCGGTGAAGCCAAGAAGAACGCGCAGCTCCAGCAGATCGGTGGCTGACGAACGCGGATCAACGTCGGCGACTCTGACCGCCGACCCCTACGGCTCGCCCGATCATCCCTACCCGGACGAGCTGACGAAGGTGCTCGCCGCCGTCGAGTCGGTCGAGCCGTTCCACCAGAACTTCTGCAAGAACGTCGAACGCCGGTACAAGGCGTACCGGGGGATCGCAGAGAAGAAGCGCGAGTCCACGCAGACGTGGCGGTCGAGCCTGACGACGCCGTACATCCTCCAGGTGCTCGAAGGGATGCTCGCCACGCTTCTCGATGCCCACCCGAAGTGGGAAGTGCAGCCCAAGCCGATGCCGGGGGATCAGCTTGCCGACATCACTGGGCGGCAGCAGTCGGGGAAGGTTGCCTCCGCAGCTTTGCAGTGGGCGATGGACGAGGACAACTTTCCGCTCAAGCAACGCCCCTTCATGCAGCAGGACTTGATCGCCGGGGTCACGGTGGCGAAGACGCTCTGGGCATACGAGTGCCGGGACCTGACCCGGCTCATGCCGATGGAGGTCGAAGTCTCCGACGACTGGGGACGGATCGTGGACAAGTACACGTCCTCCGAGGAGCAGACGCAGGAGAACGTCTGCATCCGCGACGGCCCCTCGATGATCGTCCGCGACGTACGCGACTTCTTCTGGCCGGAGGGTGCGAAGTCGATGGACGACGCAGCCTGGGTCGTAGACCGCTCCTGGGAAACCTGGGACATGCTGAAGGCGAAGGAGGACGCGGGCTACTACAAGAACGTGGACGAGCTGAAGGAAGCTCGCAACGAGCAGTCCACGCAAGATCTCACCGACCGCGAGCAGCTCCTCTGGAACCAGGAGCGCAACAAGAACCTGATCGAGGTCCTGGAGTATTGGACAGACGAACAGGTCATCACGGTCGGAGGTAGGCGAGTCGTTCTCGCCTCGAAGAAGAATCCCCTGCGTATCTCGCGTAAGCCGTTCGTCGTCTGCTCGGCGATGCCGGACGCCTTCCAGATCCCCGGCGTCTCGGTGGTCGAAGCCCTCGCCCAGATCCAGGAGTACCTGTGGACGATCCAGAACCAGCGGCTCGACGCGCTCCGGCTGCTCACGAACGTCATCACGATCATCCGCTCGGACGTTGACGACCCCGACGCCTTCGAGTTCTACCCCGGTGCCCAGTGGCAGGTCGAAGATCCGGGCCAGGTTTCGCAGCTCCAGATCGACCCCACCGCCGCCCAGATCACGATGGAAGCGGAGTCGCTCCTGAAGGGCGATCTCCAGAACATCATGGGCGGACTCTCCTTCGCCGGGGGCACGGAGTCGGGACTCTCGAACGCGCAGAACACGGCGACGGGAATGAGCATCGTCACGTCTATCGCGCAGCGAATCATCCAGGCCCGCAAGCAGCACTACATGTGGGCCTTCTCCCAAGTCGGGAGGAACTTCCTCGGGATGATGGGGCAGATGCTCCGCGAGGAGCGGGTTGTCCCGCAGCTCGGCAAGGGAGGCTCGCAGCAGCTTCTCGTCGTTCACCCGCTTCAGCTTCAGGGCGAGTTCGACGTGCAGATCAACGTCATGGACGAGTCCTCGGTGAAGCAGGAGAAGATGGCCGAGGCGATGGCCCTCGTCAACATGGCCGCACAGCTCGGAGGCCCGCAGGCCGGACTCGATCTCAAGCCCTTCGTGACGCGCGTGCTCGACGCCAACGGGATCGAGAACCCGGAGCAGTTCTTCACGCAGGGAGGCCCGCCCGCAGGAGGCCAGATGCCACCGCCGCAGCCGCAGGGGACGCCGCCCGACAACATCACGATCCAGAACGAGCTTCAGCCGGGACCGCCGCAGATGGGATCGCAGGGGATGACTAACATCCCGCTAGCGGCGGGAATGGGTGGGGGCCAGCTCGGGCCTGGGCAGGGACTCTCCCAGACGCCGCAGCAGTTCGCGCAGCAGCAGGTTCAGGCCGTGCAGCAGCTCGGCATGGGCTAGATGCCACTCTCTCTGGAAGACCAGCGTGAGGTCCAGCGGCGAGCCGACCGCATGTCGTCGCTCCTGCCAACGCAGGGCTGGATCGAGCTGGAGGCCGAGGTCGGACGCAAGATCGAGCGGCTGAAGAAGGAGGCGGCGACACTTGCCCTCAACCCCGACGGAGCAGATCAGCGTAGGCTTGACGTGATCCGGGGGACTATCGCCGCACTTCGCTGGTTCGTCGGAGTTCCGAGGAACGCCCAAGCCACGCTAGAGCGGTATCTCCGCGAGCAGGGAATCGAGGTCGAAGATGAGCGAGCAGGAGTCGGTTAGCGAAAAGGAGCTGGCCCAGTTTCTCCAGAACGAGGTCTTCTCCGGGAAGCCTCGCTCAGTCGGGGAGGCACTTCGAGCCGAAGCTCCACCAGAGCCGGAGGCTCCTCCTGAAGCGGAACCACCCTCCCCCGAAGGAGAGCCTCCGGTTGTAATACAAGACGCTCCACCGGACCGCCAGCTTCCCCCGGAAGAGCCGGAAGCCCCGTCCGAAGAGCCAGGAGTTGAGCCGGAGGAGGGCGAGGAGCCGGAAGAGGAAGGTGACGTTCACGTCGCGTGGGCGACGAAGAAGTACGGCGACGATACGGCGAAGTGGGCGAAGGCCGCGTACGACCTGGAGCAGATCACGACCCGGCTCGGGAACCAGAACCGGGAGAAGGATCAGCTCCTCCTCCAGGCCAATCAGTACATCGAGAGCCGCGAGCAGGAGTACGCGCAGCAGCAGCAGATGGGGATGCCGATGTCCGCGCAGGAGGAGGCGTGGGTCGAGCAGTCGCTCTCGAATCCCCTGGAGTACGCGAGGGCCGCAGCCTTCCAGGGCAACTTCTCCCTCTACAACGGCGTGCTTCAGCGCATCGCCGAGGAGAACCCGATGCTCGCCGCTCAGATCGGGACTCAGGTGCAGATGGATCTCCAGCAGGCCGCTCAGCAGGAGCAGCAGAACGGGCAGCCGCCGCCACTCGATCAGCTACTCGGCGCCACCTTCCAGCGACTCGGCCTGGACATCAACGAGGTCGGTCCCGCGATGGCCGAGAAGATCGGCGAGCTGGGGCAGCACCACCCCTACGTGGAGGCGATCCTGTGGGGCGATCCCGGACAGCGCGAGCTGGCGGTGCAGGCCGTCCACGATCTCGTGCGGGCGGGAGCGCAGCACAAGCGGGTGATCCGCAACACGGAGCGTGACGAGCAGATCAAGAGAGAGGCCGAACTTCGCAAGGAAGCGGCCGGTGTCGTCACGGGTGCCCCTCACGTCCCGCCGCAACCCACGCAGCCCTCCTTCCTCTCGGCGATGGAGGACGAGTGGAAGGCACGTAGACAGTGGAGTGAGGAGTGAGCTAGGCTCCAGGAGTTCCACTCCGGGTGCCGCGTACGCCGACCTAGAGAACGGGGCAAGGGCCACAAGTCGGAACCGCCGAGGGCGGTACTCCCAGGCCGGTAGATCCACCACCGACTTCAGGAGTTAGCTATGGCCGAAGTTGCAGTCGGGACTTTCGTGTCAACGGAAGAGCCTGTTGCAGACGAGCGGGTCATCGACATGGACCCGACGATGCGGAAGCTCGATCCC